GAAAAACACGGGTTTGAAGATCCTGAGTGGTATTTAAAGCAGCCCAGCTGGTATAAACATCAACCACTAGCTACATGGGTACAGTGGGTAAATAATATGTGGGATGAAATTCCTGCATTTCTTGATAAAGAGTTTCCTGGTTGGGAATATATTAAAGCTGAGGAATCTCTCTATGAGGCTGTAGAGAATAAAAATTTAAGCTTTAAAGGATTTATTGATGGTGTAATAGGCATAACAGACAAGAATGGTAACGAAAAAGTTCTCATAATTGACTGGAAGACATCAAATGCAAATGGGTGGAGAAAGCAGAAGAAGGAAGATATTCTAATGACTGCACAGCTTGCACTATACAAAATCTTCTGGTCACAAAAACATGGTGTTCCACTTGATGATATACAATGCGGCTTTGTCTTACTAAGGCGCGGCGGAAAAGAAGGAAAGGTATGTGAATTCGTATCTGTTTCTACAGGTGAGAAGCTATTAGCAAAGTCTTTAAAGATGGTAAATGATATGATTTCTTCTGTTAGAAGGGGAATGTTTCTAAAGAATAGAAACTCCTGTAAGTATTGTCAGTTTAAAGACACAAAATACTGCACATAATTATTTACTCGACAGTGCTATTTTTGTAATATTACATTGAAAAGAGTTATTAATGTCAAAGAAAAAAGTATTAGTTTTATCTGATCACGCCCTTTCAACATCAGGTGTTGGTACACAGACTAGACATCTTATTATGGGTTTGCTTGAAAAAAACAATGACTGGTCATTTAGACAGTTTGGAGCTGCTTTAAAACATAACGACTATAGAACTGTAGTAGTAAATGATGACTTTATTATTAAGCCAATAGATGGGTTTGGTGATAGAGAAACGCTAAGAGTTACACTTGCAACAGAACAACCAGACGTTGTTCTTATATTTACAGATCCAAGATTTTTTATCTGGTTGTTTGAAATGGAAGATGAAATACATCAAGTGTGTCCAATTGCCTGGTGGCATGTTTGGGACAATAAACCCTTTCCAGAATATAATAAAACTCTGTATGAATCAACAGATGCAATAAATTGCCATTCATATTTAACCTATGAAATGCTAAAAGAACATTTTCCAAATAAGACAAAATTTATTCCACACTCAATACCTGATAATATATTTCATCCGCTCTCAGAAAATGAAAGGCTTACATTTAAGAAGCAAATACTTGGAGAAAATAGATCAGATCATTTCGTAGGGATCTGGGTAAACAGAAATGCAAAAAGAAAAAGACCAAATGATGTACTGATGTCATGGAAGCTTTTTTTAGACAATCTAGAAAAAGAAAAAGGTCATAGGAATGCAACACTAATACTTCATACAGATCCTACAGACAACGAGGGTCCCAACCTATTAGTTACAGCTGAGATGCTAGACATTCAAGATACAATATTCTTTTCAAGAGACAGATTAGAATTTGATAAAATGAATATTCTTTACAATATATCTGATTTTTGTTTAAATATTAGCTATGCTGAGGGCTTTGGACTATCTACACTTGAATGCATGCAAGCAGGTAAGCCAATTATTGCAATAAAGACTGGAGGCTTAACAAGACAAGTAGTAGATCATAGAGATGGAACAGAAAATGGTGTTGCCCTTGATGTTACATGCAAGTCTCTAGTTGGATCACAGCAAGTTCCATACATCTACGAAGATTACGTTAGCTGCGAAGAAGTTGCATCTGCAATTTTTAGACTAAGTGACATGAGTAAAGACAGCTATACAGAGCTTTGCAATAAAGTAAAGAGCTATGTAAGCTCTGAGTTTGCATACAAGACTACTATTGATCTCTGGGATGAATCATTAAAAGATCTTTGTGAAAACTGGCGTGAAAATTATGAAAGATGGAATTGCAAAACCTTTTAGGAAATATTAAAAATGATTGATGTAGTTATTAGAGCTCCTCTTTTATCAATAAGTGGGTACGGAGTTCATTCAAGACAAGTATTTAAGTGGCTCAATGAAAGACAAGATGTAAATTTACATGCCCAGATAGTGCAGTGGGGTAATACAAGCTGGATGATTAATTCTGAATATGAGAACGGATTAGTCGGAGAGGTTATGAAAGCATCATCTAACGCTGAAACAGGAAAATCAGACATATCTTTTCAGATTCAATTGCCAGATGAATGGGATCCAAATTTAGCAAAAAAGAATATTGGAATATCTGCTGTAGTAGAAACAGACAAGTGTAGCTCTGCATGGATAGATTCCATTAACAAAATGGATGCTGTCATCATCCCATCAGAGCATGTCAAGCAAACAATTTTAAACTCTGGGCATGTTACTACAGATCTATTCGTTATTCCTGAGTGGTATTTTGAAGAAATTGATAGAAATGAAACGACAGCACTTGATCTAGATCTAGACACATCATTTAATTTTCTGCTCGTAGGGCAATTTACAGGAAATGATCCTGAAACAGATAGAAAGAATATATTTTATACTCTAAAGTGGTTCTGTGAAGTATTTAAAGATGATCCGGATGTTGGACTTATTCTTAAGACGAATCATGGTCGAGGAACTAAAATTGATAGACAGATAACAAAAAATAAGATCAAGCAAGTTTTAAATGAAATTAGACCTGGTGAGTTTCCAAAAATTCATCTTATACACGGAAACTTAACAGCAGGTGAAGTCGCTGGGCTATATAAACATCCAGATGTAAAGTGCTTCTTAAGTCTTACTAGGGGAGAGGGCTTTGGTTTGCCGCTATTGGAATCTGCAGCATGCGGTCTTCCAGTCATGACAACAAACTGGTCTGCTCACTTGGATTTCTTAAATTTAGGAAAGTTTATACCTATTAATTACAAGCTTATAGATATACCAGAAAGAAAAGTAGATGGAAGAATTTTTGTAGAAAATACTAAATGGGCAGAACCACTAGAAGATGATTTTAAGAAAAAAGTAATAAAATTAAAAAGCAAATATGCCATTCCAAAGTCTTGGGCGACAGAGTTATCTAAGAAGATAAAACAACACTTTAGCTCAAGTGCCATAATTCCCAAATACAATAAAATGCTTAATAGTATTCTAGGGGTAGAAAAGTAATATGACAATCTTAGCTCTATCAATTGTGTGCGGAGTATTGGTAACATTACTTGGTATTTCAATGTATTTTAATTATAAACATGGAATATTAATACTGTCCTTTCAAGATGCAATTGAAGCTGCTCTAGATATTCTAGATATAAAATATGCAAGAATGAGCCAGGTTTTGGAAACACCGATCTTCTTTGATTCAATCGAAGTCCGCCAAGTAATTTCAGATATAAGAGACATTAGAGACTCAATACTGTATATTGCTAATAACATTTCAAAATTTAGTACATATGAAGAAGAAGAGAATCTAGATGATTAAAAAAACTGTACGCAGAAGAAAAAAGAAAAAGAAGCCCTATTTTGACAAAAATGCACATGATGCAATTGTAAAGTATCAGGCAGAGGCAGAAACACCAGAAAGAAATGAAATCTATATACATGAAATATTACCCTCTTTTAACAAGTTAGCTGAGAATCTTATCTTCATTCATGGCTTTGCAAAGCAAAGCGGAGTAACATACGAAGTTTTAAAAAGTGATTGTGTTTCTTTTTTGTTTGAAACTTTAGATAAGTTTGATGCTACTCGAGGATCAAAAGCATTCTCTTACTTTAATGTAGTTGCAAAAAACTGGCTAATCATACAAAGTAAAAAGAGAACAAAGCACAATAGAAGGATGATAAGCTTAGACTCTACAGATGTAGCCGGCAAATTTGATTCTTCAAATATGCATGCAAACTTTAAAGTTCCCGCAAGTCAAGACTTTAAAATGATGATTAGTGAGTCAAAAGAAAATCTATCAATGCTCATGACAGAGATTAGAGGAAGACTTCAAAATGAAAATGAACTTGCATGCATAGATGCTATTATAACACTATTCAACAAAATTGACAGTCTTGATTTATTAAATAAGCGAGCTGTCTTTGTGTATATGAGAGATATATCTGGATTAAACCCAAAGCAATTATCTGTTGCAATGTCTACAATTAGAAAGCATTATAGAGATCTTGTCAAGGATGATAAGTTTGATATATTCTTCTGGAAGCAATAAATGGCAAAACCAAAAGATGTCGGAAAACAAAAAGAAAACGAAAAAAAATTAAAAATAAAAAACTTTTCTGATCTTTTAGATTCAATTGGATCTGTAGAGGCAAAGAAAAAATTACTATGGAAAGAAGCATACGAAAACGCATTAAATGATAGATCTACTGCAGGTGCATTACTTACACATCTAATGCAAGCTTCTTTAATCAGTAAGACTGATCATGTTTTAAATGGACCACTAATGGCAAAGTATCTAGAGCGAATGTCAAAGTCAAATGATCAAATACTTAGGCTTGCAGAGTTAATTTCTAAAGAAAATGAAAATGAAGAAATAAGTATGGATGATATATTTAGTAAAATAGAGAGCTAAAATGACTCGATTAAGACAATATGAAAACAATAGAGGCTTATCTGACTTTACTGATACATTAAACCCGGGTGTAGATAACACAAGAGTGTTTTATTCTGCGGTTGTTGTAGACTTTATTTCAAACCCAGAAGAATATCTTAACGCAAATTCAACGAGTGAAGACGAAGAAGATATTTCAAATAGAGAATCTCTAAAGTCCGGGAAGAATAAAGTAGAAAATCCCGAATTAGTAGATTTTGTACCAAGAAATAGTATAATAGGCTGGATTGTATCTGACAGGGCATCAAGATCATCCGGGCCAATGATACTTTATCCTTTTTTCTCCCCACACATGTGTATGCCTGTAAAGGCAGGCGAGCAAGTCTGGATTGTTTTTGAACATGCAGGAACAAAGAGCAAGATTGGTTACTGGCTCACTAGAAAGGCTACTAATCTACAAGTAGACGACTTAAATTACACTCACCAGGATAGAATAACACTTCCCCTTGTAGCTGCAGCAAAGAATCAATCAGCAAGCAACAACCATGAAGAAAGTAACAGTGATGAATTTGATCCCGCTAGTTTTCCTCTTGGAGGGTATGAATCAAGAGAAAGCAATACACTACCGGGCGATGATCCCTATGAAGAAATAGTAGATAAGTCTTCTTCATACCAGACACAACATACGGGCGAGCCTGTTCCGAGATTTAGCAAGAGAGCAGGTGACTGTACATTGCAAGGATCTAATAATACACTTATAGTGCTAGGTGAAGATCGTCCCAGCTCAACAGAGTCTGATACAGATATAAAGGGAAAAGGAACCATTGACATGGTTGCAGGAAGAGGCGTGCTTCTCAAGTCAGGTGAATTTTTATACGATTCAGACGGCAAAATAGATATAGATGAAAATATAAGCTCGCCATCTGCAATTGTAGAAAATTCAAGGCTATTGAAAGAAATAGACAAAGCCCCTGATGTAAATACAAAAAATGATGTAAAGACAGCGAATCCTGCCGAGGGAGATCCAGACTATATCAATGATCTCTCAAGAATTTATGTTTCAATGAAGACTGACGGAGACAAAAACTTCGGGATAGATTCTGAGTCTGAATCGTTACCCACAGCGTTTGATTCATCTATTGATGACGCAGATCAAGATGCATATACAATATTTAAGTCAAATCAAATTAGAATTGTTGCAAGAAAAAATGATGATCACGATATAAACGGCAGTATAAGAATTATAAAAGAAGGCACAAGAAATGAAGATCTTGCTGCAATAATAATACTTCCTGATGGAACTGTTCAAATTAGCGGAAAGAAGATATTTATTGGCAGACATGAAGATGATGGAGGCACAAAATCAGATGAAGATGATAGCGGGGCAGATCCATATATGAAATTCTCTGAATTTAAAGCCTATATGAATGACACACTGGATGCTGTGGACACAAAAATAAATAGCCTTGCAACTAAGGTTCAAAGTTTTGCAAATAGTATAACATCAGGCGGCACGACAATGGGATACGGCGCGCCAAACATACCCTTCATATCTCCTAGTATAACACTTAGCATGGATGCAACTGCTCTACAAAACGAGCAAGATGTAAAAGATCAAAAAAATGACACTATGGATAATATAAAATCTGAACGGATATTTGGAGAGTAAGTGGCAATTATAGACAAGATCAAAGAGGCACTACTTGCAGGTGTAGTTGATGTAAAAGAGCCCCCAGGCCCAATTGCTGAGTTTATTGTTCTTGCTGTTGAGCCAATATTAAAAAGTACTGGCATGACAGATGAAATACTTGAAAGCTTAGATCCAGAGGAGGCGACAAAAATTGTAACAGACATGACTGATAAGATTAAAACAATGGTTGTTGAGCTAAGTACACTTCACATAGACTTACTTATTGGATTTGTTTTAATTCTTGCGAAGTATATTCCAACAATACAAGATGACTTCGATGAGGATGCAAAATCTACTGATAGTGAATCTACAAACCTTGCTTCTGATACATAATTTAGTATTTTAAGTAAATCATTTTATGACACTCTTGTGAATGTGATATTTATTATAAAGAGAGTGCTATAGTGGCAAGAAAAGAATATAGTTTTAAAAGCTCTGGAGTAAAAACTACAGATCCTAATTTGTTAAAAACTGTTGAATCTCCGCCTGTAGGAATACAGACACCATTGCGACTCGGAACAGGAAGAAGTGGAATATTTAACATGCACTTTGATCCAATTTCACAGATTGATGATAACCTTAAAAACTTGATTATTACAAACAACGGCGAGCGTCTCGGAAATTATTCATTTGGCGCAAACTTAAGACCACTTACATTTGAACTTACATCTATTGAAGATTTTGATAATCAAGCAATGGAAAGAATAAAGGCTGCAGTAAGAAAATATATGCCATATGTAGAATTGCAAGCATTTATTTCTGAATTTGATAAAAGTGTTACAACTAGCAGGGATTCACCGGGTGTTGCCATTATAAACCTAACAGTTAAATACAATATTCCACAACTTCGTGTAGCCAATAGAGCGATTACAGTTACTATATACACAGCAGGATAAAGAATGGCAAATGATAAGACGAAATTAAAAATACTAAGAAGTAATCAGCGGTCATATCTGAATAAAGATTTTGATTCATTTAGAGCAGAACTAGTCCAGTATGGAAGAACATACTTCTCAGATCAAATATCAGATTTTTCTGAGAACGGTGTCGCAGGCATGTTCGTAGAGATGGCAGCATATATTGGTGATGTTATGTCATTCTACTTAGACCATCAATTTAATGAACTAGATATAACAACAGCAGTAGAAAATGAAAATATTGAAAGGCTTATAAAAAATGCAGGTGTCAAGATTCAGGGTGCCTCACCGGCAAGTGTAGATGTAAGCTTCTTCTTAGAAGCATCTGCTGTCTTAGAAAATAACAATTATGTACCAGATATAAATTCTTTACCGACAATTCGTGCCGGCACAATTGTTTCATCTAACAACGGAGTAAGATTTGAGCTAGGTGAAGACTTAAACTTTGCAAAAAAGGATTCACAAGGTAACTTCATTGCAGAAACAAAGACAATGAAAACCGACGCAAGCGGAAACCCGTCAACATTTTCCGTTAAACTTATCGGCTTATGTAAATCAGGCTTAACTACATCAGAATCGTTTACACTGTCTGATGACTTTAAGCCGTTTAGAAAGGTAACACTGGCCAGCCCAAATGTAACGCAGATAATATCTGTA